CTCGTACATTACTTTGACTTCAGATATTTTACTATCCACCAATCAGATATACCTTTAGATGGATTATGATCCGATTCTAAACTTCTGGTATATCCAAGGAAGTCTGGCATGAGTTCGATAGCTTCCTTAGCAATACTGTCTATATTGTTAAGAAAGCCTGGGATATCAATACCCAGGCGATATTTATCCCTTTCCATGCAAAATTCTGCGAACTGGTCACAAAGAGGATGATACTTTACATTCTCAATAATGGATAGCTGTCGCAAAGCCACCATTTTAGGACCCCAAATCTCAGGGTCAAAGTAGCGTTCTTGTTCACACAGCCTACCTAAAGCCCGATAAGTTGAATAAACACCTGCACACTGCCCGTTGGGTCGATATTCTTGATGATGCCATCGCCTCAAATATGTGCAGTCCTGTTTGCTCGCATACTGCTTTGAAGAGTTCATCTCTAACCCATGTTCAGTATACGATCGCACTACATCCTCCACAGTAATACCGGGATACGTTAGAATACCATCGTCTCCCATACATTGTGAATTTGGGTTTAACCGACTTCCAGCATTAATTGCAGCTTCATACTGGAGAGCTCTATGAGCTAACGTTTCATCTGCGTTAGTCCCACCGGAACCAGAGCCCATCCCATGTTTACCATATCTGATCTTTTGGTAGTCATACGCGAGAGGTATAGCGTATTTAATGGGATACACATCATTCAACCATTCACGGGTCTGATAATCATCAGTGAAGATATAGCGGATTAGTTCTTTAGCTACATCCTGTAATGATCCATTAAAATGCTGGTCAAATTTGGAAAAATCAGTGCAAATAACCAAGTCGTTGTGAGCCTTTGTATCGAATAATTTAGTTATTCTTTCATCAACGGCTTCCATGCTAACCCAAGCAGGAACTAGATTGAACATCTGCGCACTTTCAATCAAAGGTTGGTATACTTGCAGTTCTCTAATGTTAACAGCATATGGAAACATCCAAACCACACGTTGCTTAACATCAGTCTTCTTGGGACCACCTTCCTGGCCTCTCCACCCAAGTACGGCACATGCACCCCACGATCCAGAAGAAAGATCTTGGGTAACCACATCACCTTTACTCGACACGATACAAGGTACAGTATCATCGGTGACAAGACGTCTTTTGGTAAAGTAAGGAGATCCAGAATTTGTTGACTTCTTCATTAAATCAACAGTACGCATTTGATCCCTAACGTGTAGACCGCTTGATCTACTCCACTCATTCATGACTGCCGCTACTGCACCATGTTTGACTGGTTTTGAAGGTAGGAGAATACCTTCATAGTAAGAATCAATGTCATCCATTCGCTCTGACAGTGGCTTCATGACTGACATTGGCCCGACCTTCTTAGCGAGGTCATTCTCAAATTCTACTAAAGTAGGCCATTTGTCAGACAATGTGTCTAATATAGGCTTCCACTCTTGTAGAACCGCTTGAGGATTCCGTCTACTAGCAAACGGAGTCCGGTACTCATCAGGCTGTCCTAGTCTGACCATGTCAAAATAAGACCTTAAGCCTGGATTTGGTAGTTTAAAGTAACTACTAAACTTAATTTCATCATTTTTAGGCATGATGATGACCTTCCTTTCCGCTTTATTCAAGCAAAA